CTGCTCCTATGGGCGCTAAGATAGGTGCTGGCATGGGTTCTGTAGGTGCCATGATGGGCGGTGCTCCTAAGCCTCCTATGGGCGGTGCTCCTCCTATGGGCGGTGCTCCTAGACCCCCTGCTGGCCCTATGGGCGGTATGCCTCCTATGGGCGGTGGTATGCCCCCTAGACCCCCCGGAATGAAGTCTGGTGGTAAGGTCAAGAAGAAAGGCGGGAAGACAAAAGTACGCGGAGCAGGTATTGCTAGAAAAGGCGTACGAGCCGCTAAATATTTTTAAAAAGAGGTAGGAAATGGCTACTTCAGGTACTACAGCATTCGACATGGACTTCAACGAAGTTGCGGAAGAAGCATGGGAACGTGCCGGACGTGAAATGCGCTCCGGCTACGACCTAAGAACCGCTAGGCGCTCCATGAATCTGCTTACTATCGAGTGGGCTAATCGTGGCATTAATATGTGGACTATTGACGAAGAGTCTCTAGACCTAGTTGCGGGTACGCAGTCGTATACGCTGTCAGATGGTACAGTAGATATAATAGAGCAGTCTATACGCACTAATGAAGGTAATGCTTCTACGCAAAATGATCTTGCTATAACGCGTGTTAGTGTGAGTACTTACAGCTCTCTCCCTAATAAGTTAACACAGGGTAGACCTACGCAACTATTTATAGACAGGAAGATAGGTGCCCCTGTGGTGTATATGTGGCCTGTACCGGATAAGTCTGACACATATAAACTAAATTACTGGCGTTTGAGACGTATAGAAGATGCTGGGCAGGGCGCTTATAATCCCGACATGCCGTTTAGGTTCTATCCTTGTTTGGTGGCGGGGCTAGCGTATTATATAGCTATGAAAACCCCTGAGTTATCAGATAGAATGGTGATGCTAAAGCAGATATATGAGGAGCAGTTTACATTAGCATCCGCAGAAGATAGAGATAAGACATCCGCTAGGTTTGTACCGCGTATAGGGCAGCCTTAGTGAGCAAGTTTGCTGTGGGTAGAAAGGCGTTTGGTTTTTGCGATATATGTGGGTTTCGTTATAAACTAGCCACGTTTAAAGAGATAGTAGTAAAACGTAAAGGTACTAACTTATTCGCGTGTAGAGAGTGTTGGAGTCCAGACCACCCACAGAACATGCAAGGCGAATACCCAGTAGCGGATGCTGAAGCGTTACGTAATCCACGCCCAGATCAAAGTTTAAGCGCTGATTCTTCTGATACCAGTAGTAGGGCGGTAGATTGGGGTTGGAATCCTGTAGGTGCTGGGCCTAATATGGCTATGGAAGTAGAAGCAGGTATAGTTACTATAACGGTATAATGATATGGCGATGACATATAGTGAATTAACAACCAACGTACAAGACATCACTGAGATGACTTTTACTGACGCGCAGCTATCTATGTTTACAAAACAGGCTGAGCAAAAAATCTATGGGTTTATAAAAGATCTACCTATACTAAAGAAGACGCTTGATGCAGACAGTTTTACTCCGACGGGCGGCTACGTGTTACCCGCCGACTTTTTGTATCTACATAGTGTGTTCCAGAAATCGGGTTCAAGCCTTAATACTAGGACAGCCCTGATAGGTAAAAGCTATGATTTCCTACTAGAATCCTACCCATATACTACGCAAAGCGCGGATGCTACCAACCAAGAAATGAAATATTACGCGCTAGATAGTGACGCTACTGCTGACCAAGAAGCTAGTCGGATGCGGCTAATGTTCGCTCCAAAGTGGGATAAGGCAGTTAGTATCGCTATAGAGTACCAATACCAGCCTAGATCTATAGTAGATACAGACGGGAGCGAAGAACAGCCGTGGCTTGGCACTAACTATGACTCTGCTCTGTTGAACGGTACCCTAGTAGAAGCTGCGAGATTTATGAAGGCTGAACCCGACCTTATCGATCTATACGACCAACAGTTCTTATTGGTTATGCAACAAATAGCGGATACAGTAAACGCGAAGCTACCAACCGATTCGTTTAGACCTAGAGCGGGTACTCCACAGCCTATCACTGTGCCTACAGCTCCACAACCACAACAGCAGCGGGGGCGGGGGCAATAGATGGCTATAGCACAGATAGTATGTACATCGTTTAAGAAAGAGCTTCTAGAGGGAACACATGTCTTTGGTTCTAATTCTTTTAAGATCGCTTTATACACCGATTTAGCCAGTTTAGGCGCAGACACTACTGCATATACTTCGGATAACGAGGTGTCTGGTACGGGATATTCTGCGGGAGGGGTTGCTCTTACTGCGGGTACGGTAACTAGTGGCGACGGCGTAGGATATGTAAACTTTTCGGACGCTACTTGGGCAAGTAGTAGTATTACTGCCAGAGGTGCATTAATATATAACGATACTAATGGCGATAGGGCGGTTATGGTGTTGGACTTTGGCGACGATAAAACAAGTAGTAACAGTACGTTTACAGTTGGTATGCCAGCTAATACGTCTACTGCAGCTATGATACGGATAACTTGAGGTAGATAATGAGTACTTCTTATACAGGCACATTAAAACTAGGCAAGCCCGCTGCGGGTGATACGGGTTGGGGTAATACCCTAAATAGCGAAGTAACGGACATGATTGAAGAGGCTATTGCGGGCATGTCTACTATAAATGGTAGTTGGAGTGGGAATACCCATACCCTAACTACAGCTAACGGCTCTACCTCTGAATCTCGCGCAGCTATTCTTAAACTTACTGATACAGGTACTACTCTTTCTGGCGCGGCTACTCTAATAGTCCCTACGGCTTCTAAGTTATACCTCGTAATAAATGAGGCGGGGCAAATAGTAACAGTAAAGACTGCGAGTGGGACGGGTATAGCTGTACCTTCAGCTAAGATTTGTCACGTATTCTGCGATGGCACAAACGTCGTTGAGGGAGCTAGTTACAGTGCTATATTCAGTGCGGGTACTATTACTGCTTCTGGACTTAATACATTCGCGTCTCTCAAGGGCACAGGGTCTACTACGGTTACTAATATTTTAGATGAAGATAACATGGCATCTGATAGTGCTACTGCCCTTGCTACACAACAGTCTATCAAAGCATATTGTGATACTACGGGGTTCCACAAGGCTACAGAAGGTACGAGTGACTTCACTACTTCTGTGCTTGGTGCATCACCGCCCACCCTCGCCATAACGACTACTTTAACCCAGATAGGGGAAGAAATAGTTGTTTACGGGGACGCTAATACTACTTATCAAGGTTTCCGCGTCACCCCTACTATGACTCTAGATAAAACAGGGACTAGCTCATATGCTCAACAAGTTACAGTAGAAGTTACTATAGAGAAGAAATCAAAAGGCGCTACAGGCACATTACTAGGTACTGTAGCTGTAGCGGAAGCACAAGTGGGGGGTAGTGGTAGTTACTGGCGTAAGATGTACATAGCTGGAGATATTACTGATAAGATAGATCCTTTTACGTCCGTAGCAACGGCGGCAGACGGTACAGGAGCCACAAGAGTATATTCTTCGTGGTACGAGTTATCAGGAAACCGAACAGGGCTAATATTTTCTTCTGGTTCAGATTCCGCTGATGTGTTTACTGGCGTTGGTGATAATGTATATGTAAGCGATAGTTCCTTTGCTAGTACGAGTGCTTGGGTAGTGGCTAAATCAGCCGCTTACTGGACTCAAAATTACTCCTTTGATGGTACTACTTATCTCCCTGCCGTAGACTCTTCAGGTAATGCAGGGATAACCCACACGATATTAGATATACCGGAAATATCTTCTAGGCATACTACAACAGGCAGCAATGCTAGTACTGAGTTTAGGGTTCGGATAAACAGTCCTGCGGGCGCTGGTGCAGGAACTATTGCTTTTAAAGGTATGAACATTACTAAGGTGTATAACAAATGATAATAGTAGGATTTATACATTCGGATGACCCCGCAGCTCACACTATACTGGAAGAAGTATCTAGTATGGCAGAAGCTAATAGCATACTAGACACAGCAATAGTAGAACGCTCTAGTGAAACTAACGTGCAAGAGTTCTTTTACGCAGAGAGAACGGGCGGAGGTACAAATGACTACGCCATCTTTGCATACAGAGATCCCCAAGACTAGGAGCAATATACTGATGGATGAATGGCATCTAAACAGAAACGTTACGTTAGGTTTTATTCTTGCAATTGGGTTACAGTTTACCTACTTCGTAGGATTTATCTCTGAGATTGAAGCGGCGAGTATAAATAACGATAAAGGTATTGCCAGAAACGACGAACGAATTACCGCGCTTGAAAGGAGCGTGCAAGCCCAGCAAGTTTCTCTTGCCAGAATAGATGAAAACATACGTCATATCAGAGAGAGTTTTGATAGGATACTAGAAGCAGAAGAATAGGAGGCATATTATGGGTATAGGCGTATCAGACTTAATAGCGGGAATCTTTAAACCCGCCGCAAACCTAATTGATAAACTTCACACAAGTACCGACGAGAAACTACAAGCTAAGGGACATCTTCTGGATGTCCAAGCGGCTGCTATGCAGCGTGTGTTCGATTATGAGAAAGAACAAATAAAAGGACAACATCGCATTGTGGCTAATGAAGCCAAGAGCGAGCATTTGATAGTTGCTGCATGGAGGCCAATCACTATGCTAACCTTTCTAGTGTTGGCTGTGGGCGATAGCTTGGGCTTGTTGGCTACACCCCTACGTGATGAAGCGTGGACTTTACTACAGTTAGGTTTAGGCGGCTATGTCGTTGGGCGTAGTGGGGAGAAAATCGCCAAGGTAATGAAGCAATGAGATACTTTAGCCTGTCCGACTTTAATTGTAAGGAGACGGGCGATAACAAGATGGACGTAGAATATTTAGCGAGGCTAGATTCACTCCGACACGTTTGCGGATTTCCGTTTATTATCACTAGCGGATATAGAAGCCCCGACCACAGCATTGAGGTAGGCAAGGTAAAGCCGGGAACTCATGCACAAGGTATAGCATCTGATATACGTGTTAACAACGGTGCAGAGAGATATACGATTGTAGCGGCGGCTATGAAAATGGGGTTTGGCGGCATCGGGATTTCTAAGACGTTTATTCATATTGATGATCGAAAGACCACCCCAGTAGTTTGGAGTTACTAGTATGCCCTTTAATAAGATGCAGTTTAAGCCCGGAATTAATCGTGAGATAACGCGTTACACTAACGAGGGTGGTTGGTACGAGTGCGATAAAGTACGCTTTAGGCAGGGCTACCCCGAAAAGATAGGTGGGTGGCAGAAAATCGGGTCTAACACGTTTACAGGGATAT